GATCGTCTTGCTCCAAGCCCATATCTTGAAATGCTGATACATCATAATCTCCTTCTGGTGCTTTATGTTTGCCAGCTTTGAATTTCTTTTCTAACTCTGCATAAGATTTAGCCAGCTTCTCTACATCTGGGCCGTCCTCATCCCAGAACTTCTCTGGGTAATAATCTGGTCTCTCAATAGGCTCATTATCCACATCTGTTGTATGAACTGGCTCTGGTTGAGTTTCTTCATGCAATGGGATTGGTTGCTCCTGTTGTAATTCAGGCGATGTTTCTTGTGCGCTTGCTGGATTTAAGATAGGCGCATCATTAGATACTTCTTCTACTACTGCTTCTGCTTCAGCCATTTGAACTCCTTGTTACTCGTCTTTCGATTTGTCTTACTAGATCAGCCATACCTTCACGAACATATCCGAATGATGAATCTTCACCCGGATACCAAGTAGGCTGTTCTATGGTGATTGCTCTTAAATGAGATAGAACCTTCTGTCCCTCCTCACTCTTGAATACTTTGCCGTATAAAATATCTATATCTTTCGGTTGTGCTTTTTTATTTTCCTGTTGTTCGAAATACTCCCAGCCTTCCTCTACCTTCATACAATTTCCTCAGTTGGTTGCACTTGTTGCTGTTCCATCATTGCTTGTTGCATTTGCTGTTGTTGCATCTGTTGCATGATCGCCTGCACTTCTTCTTCGCTATTTAGAACATTACGATCAATACCTAAACGCTGTGCTACAAAGTCCAGTATTCTTGGGATAGATAATGTGGCTTGACCTTCTGGCCCCATCTGTCCTGCAATCTGAACATACTGCATTAGATCGTTTACTTCCTGTAACTTCTGCGCTTGTGCCAATGGACTAACTGCCGCCAGTTTAATATCTTGTCCATTGATTTTAGCTGGGAAGTTGATAATCCCCTGCTGATCTAAAACGTACATAATGCGACTGACGATGGGTAACATAGTCTCAGTAATTAAACGACCAAAAGCGCTACCTAGGTTTGTTGCCAGCTCTCTTGTTCGCTCGGCAATCTCCGTTGCCGACCTTGCACTCATGTTATCAGGCGGTAGTGTGTCATCCATCATAATCTTCTTGATGTTCATGCGAAGATCGTTGATAACAATTTGACTTACATTAAAGTCACCAGCTCTGGGTAATGGTTGCAAAGATGCCCCTTGTGGGCCGCCATTCCTTGCTACTGATATGACCGATCCGGGCTGAATCTTGATATTTTCAGGATTCAACACTCCATCATCAGCCGCAGTATATACACCTGCAATAGCTAAACTCGCATTTTTGAGTAATAGCTCTAGTGTTTTGTTTAATGTTTTAATGTCATTGATAGCTGTGACTAACGGGCCACGACCATAGACTTCGCCTGCTACCTTCATATATCGAGCAACAACAAAAGGATTAGAGCGCATTTCTGTGTACGCAACCTCAGCTCTCTTAGCTGGCCATATAACATGATAGTGATAACGACCTGATTCATGGTCATATATCACGCAATCAAATAAATCTATTTCTTGCTGTGGATTTCTGGCAATCGCTTCTTCCAGCTCCATGCTTTTTACATTCTTAAACTCACGCGGTACAGCTTCTGCCTTCATGCGTATCTTTCTGAATATAGTATCTACCTGACCATCAACACTTTCTTCAATAGCAACCAAGTATTGTGGAATTGCTGTGAACTTGACTGGTGTGGTTTCATCGCCAGCAGTAATCATCATAACGCCTGTGCCGACTGCTAGATCAAGCAAGAACTCACCCATCACTAGGTCAAATGATGTTTGGCGTAATGAATCGAACATAATGTTTGTGTAAGCATCTAGTGTGCTTGCCGCCTGATCTTTAATCTCATCAGGAACATTACTGCCCGGCTCTAACTTGCACCACTTCTTAGCTGGTGGGAATAAACCTGCTTGGATTCTGTTAGCAAATCGTTGAGTAGAATGAATAGCTGTTGAATCAAAGACTCTAGCGTTTTTGTTTTTACCAGCAACCTTGCCTTCGTAATAACCTGAATATAGGTTTCTTTGTGGTAATGCAAACTCATAACAATCTTCATAGATTGATCTGAACTCATCCTTCCTTGTCTGTGCTTTAGCTTCACGCTCTAGCAGTGTGTTTACATTTAACTTAGGCATTATTGTTTCCCTACAATTTGTGGATAGAAGATTTTTCTATCTCTTTCTGCTTGTTTGTAATCGTCATATCCTTTGATTCTTCCTGCCTTGATGTCTGGCATATATTTATCAACCAGCTTATCGTAGTCATTTATGACTTTGCCTGTCTGTGGATCAAAAGATGGCAATAGATACTCTTTACCATTAACTTCTACCCCAACAATACGCATTGTTGTAGTCTTGCCGTTTTCAGTCACAGCCCTGCCAGACCTAACAACATCATCATGGAACTTCTTAAAAAACTCAGCATTTACAGGATTTATCAGCTCTTGCTCATTCATCAATATGCGATTAGGCATTTTTACTCTCATTCCTTTTAGAGATGTTTCTCGCTTTATCTCTGGCATCAGCTTTTGATGATGCTCCCCATGCTCTTAGCGATAACAGCAACCTTGTTGGATTTCCTTTGCTATCTCGCTCTGGCCCAGAATTACCAGCCATTCGAGCAAGAAAAGATGCACGCCTAGGATTATCTCCTGACTTCACTGGCGCTTTTAGATTAGAACCAGTTGTTCTGTTGAAATAATCACGACCTTTTTGATTTAGGCCGCCTTTAGGATTTTGATATTCCTTTTTTGGCATTATCGTCTAACCGATCCTGTTCTACGCGCTCGAACTGCGCCATATCTATCACCACGCATACGCTCAGTTTCAGCTCGTATTGCCGCAATCTCTCCAGCTCTATCGAACAGTTTTTGACCATAGCCTGTAAGCGCTAATTGAACTGGCTCTGCTTGTGCGCGTGAGCGTGTCCTATTGCCCGGATCTTCAACCCTGTAGCCTGCAAAACGCTGTCTTAATGGTATTGGTACTTCTGATATTGGCAATCTGCCGTAATCGCCTTTACCATAAACTGCCGCACTTCTTATATCGCCTTTGAATCCCATCTTTTGTTTTGCTTGAGATTCAGGCGCTGGCATGAAAATCTTTTCGAAATCTTCATTGCTAATATCAAAACGCTTTTGAATATCACGCGCTTGATTAACTAAGTCGAGATTTATTTCAGACCTCAACGCCTTTTGTAATACATTGCGCTCAAATAACTTTCTAGCACTAGGAAAATCCATATTAGCTCCCTAATGTATCTTTATCTTCAGCCGCAGTGGGATCACCCATGAGTAATCTAACACCACCTGTTCTGCGTGATTTCTTACGCGCAGATATTTGACGCATCTGCTCACGCTCTTGAGCCGCCGCTTTTTCTTCTGCTCGTTTTTGTGCATCTAAAGTCTCTTGAGGAACTTTTGGTACTTTAGGACTACTGAATAAACCGCCCATACTATCTCCTAGACATTAAGTAATAATCAGCCCCTTCTGGGCCATACTCTTTCATTTCGCATTCTACCTTGAAGCCTAGAGATTTTGCAAAGCGATACGCTATCACATTGTCTACTCTGACACATATCTGCAATCGGTTTAGTCCTAATTCGCTAGCACTCTCAGCAATTATCTTCTTTGCGGCTCTTGCAACCGCTATCGGACTGTCTTTTATATGGACTGATGGGATCATCCAAGCCTCGGCAACACGCGGCCAGAGCATGGTTATCCCGAAGATACACACAATCTTTCCACGCACTATCCCAGTCCACGATCTATTGGGATCGTAGTTTAGGGCAACGTATTCAAAGTAATCAGGGAATGCTTCTAAGTATTCAAGCTCAAATTGTTTAAGCTCGATGCTGTGCAGATGCTGTGGATGAAATGGAATTATTTGTTTGTCACTATCTAGTCTAGCCGATGCAATGGTTATCATATGACCTCGAAGTCTACATTGGCGGTATAGGTTTTACCCCCAGCATTGCCGTATGTGCCTCGTCTTAGCTTTCTATGCTCACCGCCGCCCAGCATGAGATAGCCAAACGCATCACCACAATGCGAATGTTCATTCTTTACTGGCTGATCCTTAAACCTTTCTTGCCCTGCTCCTAGCGATTGTCTCTTGAAGAAATAACCGCCTGACAAACTTTTACGCAAACGATTACATTTTTTATGTACTTTTAGGCCCGGCTTGC